TAGATTTAAGCTTGTTATACAGTCTGTCACTGTGGTTTGACCTGCTGATATGCTTGATATTAAGTGACTCAAGTAGTCGGACGGTAATATCTCGGTGCTTTCCAATGTCATACTTCCACTCTCCGCCGTATCCTTCTTCCCAACGACTGATTTGTGGGAAGTCAATCTCATCGCCAACCGATACAACTTCGTCTGGCTTGTATGCTTTAATAAACTTTGCTAGTGTGTCGGTTGCACCGACGTCGTGGAAAGGACTTTGTAAGTCTGAAATAACAACTATTGTTTTCATTGTTAATCTACCTTATTCCTAAATCGTTCTAAAGTATCATGGAAGAAAACCTTTTGTTGCTCGCTCATATTCTCGGGATACTTCAACTCAATAAGTTTTCCAACAGCATCTTCAAGATTTTTGAATCGCGCTTCCCTTAATGTGTATCTATCAGTCATTTGAGAAGCGCGACATCTGTCACTCAACTCAGATAAATTACGTTGTAAATTAAAAATTAATGAGCCATTAGCGTCTAATTGTTTTTCAAGGTTTTCAATGCGCTTGATAAGTTCTTTTTTTCTCATTGTTTCGGCCATACCCCTCGTTGCACCATCAGTCCGATGACGCCGTAGTTTGCTAGGTCCTTGAAACTATCTTCAATGCTCTCGTGCTGTGGCTTGATGCCATCCTTTTTCATAAGGTTCTTGAGCCGTTCAAACTTATCGCCAATGCGTACTAGCAGGCCGTTAATAGGTCCACCGTGTGCGTTGTTAATATTGCCAGGGCCGTAGTCCAACTGCTTGGTGATAAGCAAGTTGCCAATCTCGTCCATTACTTCCCAGACGTCGGCGCAGAATTTCTTGTGGGAGGCAGGGTAATTGTAATCTGCTTGGTCTGTAAGTCTACGTTCTGAATTAAAAAGCCGTTCTGTATCAACATCGTTATAGCTAAATTGATGTCCTCTTGACTCACTCATATCCCTATCCTTCCGTTTGCCCTTGGTATATATAATTCTTTGTTTCTTCATCTAGCTGATAAAAGTATATCAGGTCAGTACCATTCTCCATGTGTTGTACCAACTCGATAGTATCTAGCGCCCAGAATACAGGCGGCACATGCGCCCCATCCTTGGGGCCGTAAATAAACGTTGGGTCAGCGGCCACGTTGCACCGACATAATGTCATCAACAGTAATCAGGAATCCCTTGCTTGGGTTTGGTTCCTTCTCATTGCTGATGGGTCTGCCGTAACGGTTAATTGCTTCTTTCAAATCATCTGTGGTGGCAATGATAACCAGCTGTTCAAGCACGAATGCCCAGCGGTCTGCCTTAGTCTTCATCAAGCCTGACTCAACCCAGTTATGTGTAGCTCGTGAATAGAACGCAGTCTCAATGTAGATGTTACCGGTCTGCACCCAGCGCCTATCGCGCTTGACTTCTACGGTCAGCCCGCCAGTGAGGATGTCATTGACGAGCTGCTCGCCCTCGTGCCCATACGAAAAGTCTAAGTCAAAGTCTGACATCTCTGGTGTCATTTGTTCTCCTGCACCACGGTAACTGTTATCTTGCCACCGGTGGATGTATCGTACTTGCTGGCTGTTTGGATAGCTTTGGTAACTATCTTCTTGGCTTTGGCTAAGTCGTCCACTAGCAAGCCACCTGTCAGCGCATCCATGGCACCAAGAGCAAACTGCTCGCCACTGCCTGCGACATACAGGTTATTAACTGTACGCTCCCACGAGTAATCCTCGTCAATGCGGTACACCTCACCCTTGACAACGACAATCCAGATGTTGTCATTCTCTACAGCTGAGTCACCCTTATTAACTTCATACCCAGCCTCGTTAAAAGTACGGCGTATTGCAGGAATAAGCTGGCGAGTGACATACTTGTCAATGTCCTTGGTGTTAATCACTGGTGGTACGAAGTCATGTTGCAGCAGGTTAATACCTCGTACCGCACCAGCACCGGCAAAAACTAGATTGCTATTCTTAAATACTTTACCGCCTGGAATGTTGATGGCAAAGCCATCCTCGCCGGAGGATTGCGAATCAGCCCCGACTACTACCCAGTCAGGGCCTTGAATCGCTGCGATGGTTGTCACGCCGCTATCCTCTCGGTAAACCAATCCTTGCCAAGCTGTAAGTATACATCATTGGTGTCCATATTGTCGGGAAGGTGGACTATTTCCGCTTTGTCCAAGTCTTCTTTGATTCGCTTGGCCAGCTCTTGGCCAGGGTTTCTTCCATCTTCTTTAACGTCATTATCCGCAAATATAAGGATGCGAGAATACGATTCAAAGAGTTTAGGAAACCACGGTTTCCATTGGCTGACTCCAGCAACTCCAACCGCAGGTATTCCCACGATGCCCGATGCCACGATAGTGTCAATCTCACCCTCGCAAATGGCAATCGTATCGCTAGGCTTATGCAAATCAAGTACGTTATATAGCCCAATCTTTTGACCGGTAGGCCAGAGGTACTTTGGAGTTGATTCATCTACGCTCCTGAACTTAATACCTACAACACCAGCTGGTGTGAGGTAGGGGATGGACAATCTATTGACGGCATGCTCATGTCCGGCACTAGGCTCCACGACGCTTCCAAGAAGGAACGTATGCGCGACTTCCTGTGTTATGCCTCGTGCCGCCAGGTAGGAGGCTGCCTGTGTTGTTAGACTGGTGGCGTATTTGTTTGCTGCGTCCGTGAGCAATGCTCTCTGCTTTTCGTTTAGCATCTTTGAAATCTAGCCCTTCTTTAGCCTGCACTAATGTGTATACATCTCCGAGTACCTGACAGACCAGGCAATTGTATGCCTGATTGTCGAGGTTATATGCTGCGCTAGCCATGGTGTCATCATGGATAACGCACTTGCATGGTATCCAGCCATGTCTGTCCAGCACATTGACGCCGTAATGTTCTAATACGGCGGCAAGGTCAGGCTTCGATACCACCAGTTACCTTCAACCACTGGTTTAAGTCTTGGATAACCCACGACTGGTCTAGCCCCGCCATGCGGCGCTTGACGATGACATAGGCTGGTGGCGTAACATCTAAGTTACGCGCCTTGGCATAGTTAAATGCCTCGGTGGTAGCCTCACGCCAGAACTGTGGCAAGTCCATCTTGGCTGTAGCTTTTAGCTCAAAGATGTATGGCGCACCTGCAACGATACATACGATGTCGCCTTCGTCGTCCTTGCCAGCGAGGCGTAACCTTTCGGATGCTAAGCCTTTGCTACGAAGGAACTTGAGAATGCCTGTCTCAAAGGCGGAGCCTTTGCGCTTACCGTATGTACTCATAGTCCTAGTATCTCACAGATGTCATAAGCATTGTGCTTGAGCAGATATTTTTTTGCAAAAAATTTTTCCTCGTCAGTGTTGGTGGTGTCCCAAGAATTGAGGCTACCGACCTTTCCTGAAAAATAGTCTACGCCCTCTTTGAAACTCACTGCACTGTCCTCCAACTCTCGGCTATGTGCTGTGCGGCACGGTCTGAATAGATACTCATGCGGCTAGCATCTGCCCACAACGTGACAAACTTATCGCCGGTGGCTGAGTGCTTAGCAAAGCGATTCTTGACTGCGGCCACACGAAACTCTCCGGACCATGGCACAAGTGCAACGGTAAGAATCATCTCAGGCAACTGGCTAATCTTGCCTTGGATAGCTTTGCGGCTAGGTGGCAGGTCAGGCTTGCCTTCATTCTCAGAGGTGTGGTGAAGCAGCATCACAGCTGCATCTGTCTCACGAGCAATATGGTGCATGGCTTTGGCAATCTCACGAAGGCCAGACCATTCATCATTATGCATGGAGACAACGTTCATCGCATTGTCAACGATAATCATGTGTGGGTACTGACCATAAGCCTCACCGTATGCACGAATGGCTAGGTCAACCTCATCAAGTGTAGGTGATGGAGCGAAGTCAAACTGCAAGTGGTCAATGCTTGACAGCTCCGATGCGTAGAATTCTCTACCCTCACCGGTTGCAAATGCTTCTTCAACAGCTGCAACCTGATGTCCAGTAATCATCGCTGCTGCGCGGATAGACGTTGTGTATGCGTCAGTATCTGCGGATATGTACAGCGTTGGCACCTTCATCTGTACTGCCATCCAGAGAGCGATTAAAGACTTGCCGGCATTTGGTTGTCCGGCAATCATGGTTAATTGTCCCCTGCGGAACCTGATTCCCTCACTAGCTAGCGAAGGAAACAGGTCCGGCAGTAGTTGATAATCACTAGTGCTTTTCGCTGCCGCTTGTGAAAGTGACAGCATCTAATGACTATCGGATGAACTTAGGAGCGCACTGGTCAGGAGTGCCCTTTGGTGATGGGCAGAACCAACCCTTCCATGTCTTTGCATCGCCTGGCTTTGACTCACGGTAGGTGAGCTTGCCGTGCTTGCAATGGCCTTCTTCGATAACCGCTGACGGAGCGGATGGTGCTTGTGCTACTGGTGTTGCACCCAAGCCAGCAACTGCGTTGCGGACACCACTGGCGTTAGCCAATGAGCCAGAGACAGCGCCGATGAGAGCGGCTGTATCTTGGATGGTTGCAAGTCCTGCTTCCAACTCAGCTGAGTCATCTGCATAGACGTTGACGAGTGTTCCATCTGCCAACTTAAAGTTGACTTGGAACTTAGTGTTTGCTTGTGCTGCCATTTTTTCTCCTTAGTTTATTTCTGCTAGTGGGTCGTAAATCTGTGCTAACTCTCCGCCAACGGCGTAACAATAGTCCTTTACGCCGCATGTGTTACATGACATGCCAATGTTTGGTAGAAAGATTTTGTTCTGTAAGCCACGCTCAAACTGCTCGAACAACTCTGTGAGTACAGGGATTGTCCAGCGGTCTAAGCCGGAAGCTTCTTCAAACTGTGCCTTGCGGGCTGAGTAATAGTAGCCCTTGTTAGGGCGTACACCGAATTGCATCTCCATCATGGAGGCATAGACTCCCAGTTGTAGCGATGAGTCTGGCATGTAACTGCCGGTCTTAAAGTCTACCACAGCAATGTCAGTGCCTGCCACTACGACAGCATCAGCAAAGGCTTTTACGTTGACGCTACCGAAGAAGTTGTTGAATCCGATTTCAACTCCGGGTACACCTTCTGGTGATACCCATAGCTCAAAGCCTGACTCCTGCCAAGCGTTGATGAAATCGAAGAACATCTTACGGCCATTCTCATCCCACCAAGTCTTGTCTTCCTTGTTGGGGTTAGCCTTAGATGAACGTCCGCCTACGCGCCAGTCAGTTGGATTGGTGCTAGAGCGTGACTCAACTTCTGCAATCTGCTCAATGAATGATTCTTCCCAAATCTTATCCCAACTCATGCGAGTGAATCCTCTCCTGATACAAGCTTGCGTGCTTGCTCAAGGCCTAGTTTAATCATCTCGTTAGGCTCATTGTCAATAAGCTTTTGGATTTGCTTGCCAAGTGCTAGCCGCATGACGACTTCGGTTTCAGCAAAGGCTTGTTGGAAAGCCTGCTGGCTAATAATCTTTGCGTGCTTCTTACCCATGTGATTCTCCTAGCGGTGGTGTGACTGCAACGGCGAGGCTACCACATAGCGCACAGTTGATGTCCAGGAAATAGATACCGATTTCTCCGTCATCGTCAAACTTACACTTGACCGACCAGAGGTCTGACCCGCATGGGCATACTTTGATTGGGCCGAGATTACGATAGTCGGCTTCTGTGCCTGTTGTTGGTTTGAGGTTAGCGATGTCATCCATCACCACTCCAACGAGAACCAGAAGAACAGAAAGTCGGCGTCGATGCCGTACTTGCCAATGCTGAATCCCAAGCGGACAGTGTGCTTGCTGTAACCGGTGGTCAGATTGACCCGATTGCGAAATGTAAATTCTTTTGTCATTAGAATGGTGGCTTATCCGTGAGAGGTGTTTTAGAATTTTCAAACTGCTGGAGCAGGAACTTCTCTGCTGCTGCGTGGAACGCAGACCCACCGACGAACCACCATGCTGGCTCGGACGGTGCTTGTAAGTCACGCTCTAGTTGCCATGCTTTGCCACAGCGAATCCATGAGGTGAGCGAGCTGAACGAACGGTGTGCTACTTGTATATCTGACATGGGTGAAATGTAGCATATGGGCAGGCGTGGCATGTCAAATGCAACACGCCGACGATTTTGCAACTGGGTTCGACTTGACAAGGAGCAGCTGGGTATGTGTACAATATGAGCGAAGCGAATGTAACAAATACTCGGGGCCTTTTAGGCCCCCGTTGAGGCGGCTAGGCTGATAGCCTCTAATTGTAAAACGGCATAAAAAAAGAAGCCCCGCACAAGGCGGGGCGTTCTCGTTTAACTTTACTTAGCTGGTGGGACTGGAGCGTTAGCAACAGTCTTGAAGTGGTTGTACGCACCGTGAATTACAGGCGCCAATGTGCCAACCAATGCAGCCCAAGCAACGTGCTTGAGGTTGTGATTGCCTGTTTGCCAAATGGCAACAGCTGCTACGAATGTAGCAATTAGGTAATGCTCGACGATAGCTTTGTTGAACTTCATGTCATTCTCCCTATAGTGAGATTAGTTTGTCCATTTCGGACTACCAAATCCTACCACGAAGACGGGGAGGTGACGCTTGTTGGAAGCGCTGTAAGCGCGAGTTTTCAGGCAGACTTCGCCACCATTGGCTTGGCTACCGGTGGGCTTGACATCAGGACTGGTGTTACCCTCGATGGTAGTTATCGTGCCATCGCCGTTGTCCTTGACAACGATACCCACATGCTCAATGCCCTTGCCGTCAAAGCTGAAAAAGGCTATATCGCCTGGCTGAGGCTTGGCAGTGGCAGGGCTAGACCATTTGCCTTGTCCCTTGAATGCCTCGGCTCCAGCGGGCGTATAGACGCAATTAGGCATACTTTTGAAGCCTATCTGTGCCGCACACCACATGACGAAGGAGCCACACCAGGGCTGGCCGTCGTGGCCTGTGAAAACGCCGTACTTAGTCTTGTTGTCCGGAACCTCAATGGTTCCAATTTCGCCATGAGCTTTCGCTACAAAGTCCGCTGCTTGTGTCATTGCCAGATTAACCTCTCTGCTAAGTCTCCTGGGTTACATACATCTGGGTTGGCGCAGATTGGATAGCCTGCCTCTGCGTAGCACTCGGCTACCAATTCAGAGCAGATGTAACCTGCATGGTTAGCCAAGTAATGCATGAATTTTTTGGGAAAAATTTTTACGCCTAATGCGCGAAGCGCAAGCATGGCAATGATGCCAAAATTGTATGGCCGTCCGACTGCTGCTTGGGCATGCTGAACAATCTTTGCTCGTTGCTCCTCAGACAATTCTTCGTGCTGGTTCCATGCAACCAATGGGTAATTGCTAAGGTTGCTAACAGCAACGCCAGTAGGGTCAGCTCCCACAATCTTGCCATCGCCAATATAAATAAACGCATGGTTCCAGCGAGACACCGTTCCTAGTCGAATAAGCTTGCCGAAGAATCCACCGGTGCGTACTACGCCGTAGTCACCGATGCGTGGTTCGTATTTAGTCATGTAGTTGCTGCTCCATGATGTCCTGCAGGTGGTCAATCTCCTGCTTCTCTAACTTCAAGATGTGGCGAATAATCATTGCATCACGCTTGGTCTGGCCAATCATGGCAATACCGATGATAAGCTCAACGGTAACTGCCAGCCATGAGGCTAGGTTCATCCACTTGATATAGGCATGAGTGTCTGTAAACCATGTGGGCTGCGCCCACCAGACAAAGGTAACGCCAGTCCAAAGGATGACGAAGAACCAGTTGCGGATAATGCCTTGAATCTTCCAGCTAATCTGTTCAGAGAAGGTCAGCACATCGCCAGTGGATTCGTGGACGTACTTCTTCTTAAATGGGTTAATCATTATGCTCCCGAATATGCTGCTCAAACTTGCCATTGAGTGTGCCCAGGTCTACCGCTATATTCTGTTGCTTCTCTACCAAAGTCTCAATCATGGGGATGACTTGCTTACGGATAGCATCGTTTAATGAACCGCCAGAGTTAGGCGTTACCTCATGCTTAATAGTCTTGATGTCATTCATCTCAGACTTGAGGACATTCTGTACGCCATGCTTGAAGATATACCAGATGCCAGTACCAGTGGCTCCGATAGTAAAGACGGCGTTGTATGCGATAGTTGTTAAATCCGTGCTTGTCATTTTTGCGGTATGCCCTAACTGTTATACGGTACGGAATTGGCAAAGAAGCATTCCACCGAAGCCTTTGAAGCGACGCTCTGGTGGAGTCATGCGGATGAAGGTAAGACTTTCAATAACGCCACGGATAGTTTCACCGTTGGTAAAGTCTTGAAGAACAATGACGTCACCATTGGACTCAACGTCTTCTAAAGACTGTACGCGTTCAGCAGCACGGCCTTCATAACCAATGCTCATGTTGTATCTGTCACCTTCAAAGTCATAGCACATCAGAGGTAGCGTGATGATGCGCTGACGGCGAACAGCAGGCAAAGCCTTTAGCTGGTAGCCGTTAAATGAATCCTCGTTGCCAACAAGCTGGCCAGATGCTGCGAACAGAGTAAAGCGCAGGGCGAGAGATTCTTTTGGTGCCAAGTCGTACTGGTCAAGGCCAGTGATGTCCTGGGTGAAGTCGAAGTTGTTATCGACGGTAATGATTTGTGTAACTGAACCATTGGCATCGACAGCAGCTAAGCCAAGGCGTCCTGTCAGTGGCAGAGTCTGACGCAGCTTAACCAACTCAAAGTGCTTGTCTTCAAGGGTAAAGTAACGAATCTGTCCAGTCTGCAAGTAGCCGCTGGATACCAATGTGGTAGCCTGGAAGTACAGGTTGTCACCTGTCACACCAATGGCAAGCTTGCCCGTAGCACCAACGACGCATACACCGGCAGCCTCAAGGCTGTTCGGTACTTGCAGGTGGGTGGCGTAAGCCATTTGGTTAGGAGCAATTTCTTTGCTCAGGTCAATTTTTACCAAGCCTGAGTGGAAGGTTGTACCAGTGCCGTCTGGGTCAATGTAACCGGTGACTGTGCAGTAGGCGTAGCGGTCATTAAAGGTGACTGACTTACATGCTGCGCCGTTGAGGACTGTACCGCTGGCGGGGTCATAGCCATTGGTAATGACAGTCAACGGACCATAAGTAATGAAGCCAGATGATAGATAGCCAGAAGTATCAATCTGTCCTACGCGGATGCCCTTGCTGGTACCAAACACCATGTACTTGCCGATGTAGGAACCGAGTGCGTAGATGACTTCGCCCTTAGGCATGTCAGCTGCAGTTACAGCCTTGGTCAACAGTGGCACAGCGCCGCTGGTGTCAAGGATAAGACGGAAGACGGTAGAGGAATCGCCGGCATAGCCTGATGCGTAGATGGCGTTAGGGCCATCGCATACGCCTGTCCATGTCCAGTTGGTATCTGGATGGGCGTAGATAGGCAAGTTGTTATTGCTTGCAAGTGTGACGGTACCCGATGCAGATGCTTGGCTGACAGCAGCGTTGTTGACAAAGAAGGTAACGCTTGTGCTGTTGGCTACATTGGTAACTGACCATGTGCCGTTGTAAGGAGAGCCAACTGATGCGACAGTAATCAGTGAACCGATAGAGAAGTTGTGTGCAGCTGAGGTAGTCAGGGTGGCGTTGTATGAGCCATCTACTACGCTTGTGGTAACACCGAAAGAAATGATAGGTTGTACTTCGTACAGGTAGTTGTTAACGCCAGCAATGAGGCGCTGCTTGGCCCAGCCAAGAGCGACATGGGTAACAGTACCTACGGCTGATGGGTGTGTGAAGATAGATGTGCCACTGGTAGAGCCAGTCAATGGACCTTTGTAAATGCCTGTGGCATTAGCAGCGTAGTAGTTCTGTCCATCTTGAGCGACAGCGAGGATGGTACCTGAACCGCCCCATGTCAAAGTGGTGGTAGTACCGGCATCTGTTGTGCGGTACAAGGTAGAACCGTCAGCCCAGATGACAACGTTAACGCCATTGGCGTCAATGCCGCCTACCATCTTGGGAGTATTGGTGACAGAGTGTACAGCTGTAACATCTGGCAGTAGTGTTACCTTGCCAACGTTAAAGACTTCTACGCCGGCAGACTTGTTAAAGCGCTGGCCAACAGTCTGACCTTCGATTGGCTCTTCGTAACGAATACCTGCGCCGTAGTCAAAGCTTGACTGGCTGCGAAGCCACCAACCGGTAAGCGTCTGCTCGCCTGGTTCCTTCTGCTGGTCAATCTGCTGCTTGCGGTATTGTGCAGTTTCGCGCTTGTATGGATTCTCCTTGTTGGGTCCAAGGAAGAATGGGATACCGGCAACTGCTACGTCATACTGGTTGGAAGTATTTTGGTAAGTGTTGCCCGAGTTTGCTGGTTGGCCAATTGGGTCAACTGGGCGTTCCGCTATATGTAGATAGCCATCTAATGCCACACTTACTCCTTTAATAGTTTCCAATAAAAAAGCCCCGCCGTAGCGGGGCTGTAAAGCTTGTGTTACTTAGGGAAGTAGCGCTGCTACTTCTTCGCCTGTCAAGCCAAGCGACTGCAACTTAGCCTGTGCGGCTAGCTTTGCATCTGCCTTAGCCTGGTCCGCAGCAGCTTTTGCCTGCGCGTCAGCAGCAGCTTGGGCTGCTTGCTGGTCGCGCTCGGCAATCTCAGCAGCAGTCAGAGGAATTTCTGTTACTTCGCCAGTAGCGCAGTTAACCTCGATACGAGTATCAGCCATTTGTTACTACCTCTTTCCAAGAAGTTGTTGATTCATCCCATGAATACATCTTGCCGTCTGTTGGGTACGGCGTTGGTGCTTGCCACTTGAAAGTAGCATCTAAAGTCCACGATGGGAACGGCTGCGGTGCAATGAAAGCATCCTTAGCCGCATCGTAGGTGTAGCCAATGCCCGCATAGTTAGCCCGAATCGAACCATCCATAGCGGTCTCTACCCACTTGCCGCCGAGAGAATCTACAAACGATTGTCCAGCGACTATTACCTGTGTGACGATGTTGTTGTCGTCAACTTGTGCATAATAAGTAGCCATTAAGCCACCCTCCATTCCATAATTGTTTTAACGCTTTTGGAGCTATTGCAAGACTTACATAGGGGTTGAAGATTGCCTATGCTATGTCTGCCACCCCGAGCAACTGGGATGATATGGTCTAAGGTTATTCTTTCCCTTGTGCCACATTTGACGCATGGACTAGATAACAACTTATTTATTTCCTTGCTTAAAATAACAAACTTTTCATTTTTATTGCTATGTTCTTTGCGGCGATAGTTATACATAACGACCATCTCAGGATGGTCTTTTCTGTATTGAGCGGTTTGGGCAATGAGCTTGTCGCGGTTTAATGCGTACCGTTCTCTGTTCTTTGCCCGCTTGTGAGATTTATTTTTATCTGCCCAAGCTTGAGTGGAGGCTCTTGCCT